CCGTAGATGGCCCAGCCCAGACGACGCTTCATCGTGTGGATTGCGCCGTCGATTTCAGCCGTTGCCAACTGAAGGAACGCGCCTGGGTTCGACTTAGAGGCAAGCATGGCTTCCGTCTCAATCGAGGCCAGGGAGTAGCTCTTCACGCGGGTCAGACTGAACTTCTTATAGTTCGACGGCTGCTTTTGTGCTTGAGCGTTGCTGAAGGTGGCCGACGCGCCCTGTGGGTCCGTGACGCGCATTGGGAGGGGATACGAAGAACCTTCGAAGTCCTTCACTTTTTTCAACATAGCGTACAGTGGCATGTCTTGGTAGGTCAACTGCTCGACGCGCTGGTTCGAGTAGTATTCTTTAAGAATTGCGGCTGCGCTGGAGGTATCTAGGGCCATTATTGTTACCTATACGGTTATTAGAGTGTGTGTTAGTCTTCAACGAACTTTAGACGCTTAGCCAACATAGCCAACGCGTCATCTTTACTCATACTGTCCAAATCAACGGTCGCTTGGGAGCCTTGATTAAGGCTGTTGGTAAGCGTGGTGCGCGCTTTTGCTTCTTTGGGGGTTGCTGGCTTAGGGGCCTCTTTAGCCGGGGGAGGGGCTAGGCGAGACTGGACCTTTTTAGTACTCAGAAGAGGACTGACCATATTTTCTTCATACCATGACTCTACTATATCACAAGCCTCGGAATAGTCAAGCATTTTTTGATGTACTTTGAAATATTCTACGATTGTGTCCCGGACGAGGTCTACAGCCGACTCACCGATCTTTTGAATATATTCATACTTCTCACCACCCTCCTCAATCGTTGTGGTGATCTCCGACATAGCCTGGTTATAGGCCGACGCCTGCTCCTTGGCCGACATCTGCGACTTGAGGTCCGCCAACTCCTTCGCCAGGGCCTCTACGGTACTCAGGCGCTCGTTGATGGGCTTGAACCGCTCGTCCAGGGGGTCAACCTCGGGCTCCTTCCAGCCGCCTAGGACCTGCTCCGTGGCGTCCGAATACTTGAACCCGTGCTGCTTCAGTAGGTCGAGGGGTGAGCTGGCCTTCGCGGGGCGGGCTGCGTCCTCTCTCGCACGGGCGGCTTCGCGGGCATCAAAATCGGCCATCTTACGGCTGAATTCGGACTCTTTCGCCCGCAATTCGCGCTCTTTCCTCGCGATCGCTCCAAACTTCTTCGAGAGGGGGTCCACGGGAGCTTTTGGCTCCTCCTTGGCCTCAACTTCGGGGACATCCTGCTGCGCGTCCGGATTACCGGGTACAGAGGGCTCCATCGAGGAGGTAGTCCCACCCTTACCCGACGACTCGTCGTGCGTCTGGGCGTGGGCTGGGGCGTCCGTAGCGGGGGCTCCGGCACTGGCGACAATAGACTCTAACGTAGGAAGACCTGACATGAGACACTCCAAAATTGCTTAAAAACTACCGTTTAGGGGATAGGAGGCGCGCCAGGGGGTAGTTGACCCTGGTCTGCCGGGTTCATTGGCTCTACGGGTGCCGCCGGGGCTGCCTCTGCCGCCATCAGCTGCTCTTGCGCCTGTGCATTCTGGGACGCGGTTGACATGATGGCCTCCGCATTGGAGATCCACTTACGAATCAGCTCCAAGCGCGACTCGGGCACGTCTTCGTTCTTCCCGCGTAGGTACGCGTTCTGGAACATCGTGATACCGCCGACGAGATCCTGGTACGGCTCCGGTGCCTCGTACAGCCCCTTATTTAGAATATTGTAAAGGGTCTTTTTAAGGTTATCGAGTCCGGCGTTCGCGAGTGACGTGTACTCATCTAGATCCGGGAAGTCCAACAGACTGAGGGCGTACTCTTTCGGGATAAACCCGTTGTTGATGAGTTCCTGCACGTACTGCATCTTACCGGCAGGCGTCGTAGGCAGGGACGAGGTGGGGAACATCTTCAGGATAAACTCATTATCCTCAATATCGATCTCCGACCACTTGATCTTCTCAATCATCCGCTTCGATTCCGCGACCGCCTCGTAGTCGTGACCCTCGTCGTACAGCTCCTTAACCAGGTCAATGTACTGACGGGCCGTCTCGAGAAACGACGCCTCGTACTCCTGCGACGTTATCGCAAATCGCTCCGTTTCGATGTCGTTATACTCTCTAAGTGCTTTGCCCGAATCCAAACCAGAAGGCTTCTTGGATGTAGCAGAAAGTTGCGAAACCCCGGACTCCTCGTATGCGGATTGGATGAGAAACTGGAGATGCCTGAAGACTTCTTCATTAACGACCTTAGGCGCATAAAATTCCGGCTTCTGGCCAGTGTAATAAACAATCGAACCCAGCTCATTATTGAGGTGCTCCTTCGCGACCTTGGACCCGTACTCAAGAAAGACCTTGAACGCAGAGCCGAGGTGAAACGCCTTCTGAATCAGACGTAACAATTTATTAATCTCTAGCTGAATACCAATCAGACGCTCGGTGAGGGACTGACCCCAAAAGCCCGTTAACCGCTTGGACCAACGGAAGAACGTGAACGGGAAGTACTCGCGTGTGTACTCCTCATCGCTGAGGGTATCCTTCTCAATCGTGATTACGTGACGGCCATCGCCCACGTCCTTACCGCTAGGTAGGTGCCAGGCTTCCACGACCAACACGTAGTCGCGCATGTCTTCCGAACTGTACGACGCGCTCTTGAAGCTCGAGGTCGAAAGCAGGATCGACGCCTTCTTCTTCGGGTACGCGGCAATCAGGATGTCCTTATGCACAACTTTAACTTGGTATAAGTTCTGCGGATCGCCGTACAGCGAGTCGAGGTCGTCCGAGAACAACTCGTTCGCCATCGTACGCTCAGAGACGATCTTATTATCTTTAATGTAATGCTTGATCGCGCCGATATCGAAAACCGTACAGTCCCGAAAACCGACCTGGTGCAGGGCGTGGGTCTTGTTCGCGTAGAAGACACCGTCAATAAACTTCGACAGCTTCTTCGCCTCTTCGCCGAGGAAGTAGTCGCCGCCCGACGTCAGGAAGGTTACGCGGGGCTTCATCTTACTGATCTTAGAGCCCACCGTGTCAGACATCGACGCGATAACGTTCATCTTCACGCGGTCTTCCGGCATCACCGGGGAGATCGACTTCGTATACATAACCGGCGAACCCACGTAGTCCGACGACCCGTACAGACGCGCACACCGCATGTTGCGATCCGAGCGACCGCTGTTATTCTCAAAGAGAAAGTTTACCGTTTCAAAAACTTGACTATAGAGATCCGGCTTACCGGCCTTCCACCACTGCTTCAGCTTAGAACCCATTATACGCTCCAATTTTCATTTTCAATAGCTTCAGCGGTCACCGCTTCCACTTCCCGTTTCAGTCGCGTCACNCGCTCGGCAGTAGTCTCTTCGGTCGAGGTATTGATCTCGGACAGTCTTTCGCTTCGGGGGTCAAACACCACTTCCACGTCGCCAACCTTGAAGCTGGAGACGCCATTACCGCGCATCATCTGGACAAGCTTCTCCACGCGCTTATGCGTAGTCGAGGATGTCTTCTTGGGTTTCGTCTCGTTCAAGTTGAAGTTGCTCCGTAGCTTGTCTAAGCATCTTGTCCTCTTCAGACTCGGCTGCTTTGAACGTTTTTAAGTGCGTATTGTAGATGGCACGGTAGATGTAGAGGGTGGCGTCAGCGGCGTGATTCGTCTGCCCTTTAATCTCGTCGCCCTCCTCGTCGCGCAGGATCTTGTCCCACTCACCGACGACCGACAGCGTGCGTATAACCTTGATATAGTTCGACAACAGGTCGTTCGCGAAAACGCGCTGGTAGAAGGACTTGTCCGTCTTCTCCGCCGCTTTGATCGGCAGGAAGTATCGACGCCGAAGCTCCTCGACAACACCCTTACCGTATCCGCCTGTATCCGCCACGACGATGGCCGGGTCGAACCGATCGATGAACTCTTTAAGTACATCGGCCAACTCGTCAATCATCAGGCCCGCCTCCTTCCAGCACTCGACGACCTGGACTTCTCTCGCGTAGGCGGAAAACTTCACGACGACGATTGCGTTCTCGGACACGGAACCCAAGTCAATCCCAATCCCGTACATCTCCTTGACCATGGGGTAGGACTCGTCGATCAGGTTCTTCCGCGTGTAGGGGTAGACCTTATTCGTGTTGTCCGCGATGTAGATGGCCAGGTACTCGCGCTTGAACGCGGGGTGGTTACGGTCACCACCGAATCGCTGGTCGCACACAACCTGCATCTCTTCGTCCGCAAACGACTCGAATACCGGGTTAATAGCGGGCTTCATAAAGTGCGGGTTGTCGCGCATGGTCCAGTGGTACTGCTTCCACTTCGTCCTGTTCTTCCCCTCGTACGCGTCGTAGAAGAGGCCGCTTAGGACTTCCCCCGGCGAGCTTGTCATCACGAGAGAGCCTCGGTAGTCAGCAAGGGACGGGAGCAACGCGTTGACGAGCGGGTCCGCATCCGCGAAAAATCCCATCTCGTCCGCGACGATGAGCTTGAACTTTCGACCCCGCAACCTGTTACGGGCGTTGGGGGTGTCCGCGCCAAACAAAGTGATGCGCGATCCGTTCGGGAACCGGATGTAGAGAGACGACGGCCTAGCCTCGTGCGGTATACCTAAAGACTCGAGTATCTGGATGAGGGTGTCCCAAATAGCCTCTTTCGCGCTATCTCGCGTAAGTCCTAAATATAGCGTGGGCATATTGGGAGCTTTTAGACACTCATATATTAGGTACACAGAATCCGCATAACTCTTTCCGCTATTGTGCGACACGAGGCCATTAGCGAGTAGAAAGAGGTGGGTGTCGGAGTCTACCTGTATGTCATAGGTTTCAGCCAACATCCGACGACCCCGAGTAACCCCTAAAAACGCCGCACAGAAGTTATTACTCTTCCGAGTGTCCCAGGCACTCTTGTACATCTTTCGCGGGGTAACCAGGAAAGGGGTTAACTCCCTCAACATACGCTTCGCGTGATATATATGCTTAATTTTCGCGTCGAAGCAAGGGCCGTTAACGTATTTCGCCCGAGTGTCTATCCTGACCTGAAGTGTAACCCCCCACAAAGCCAGGCACGCGTACTCTAGCGCCGCAATTATAGACCGAGATTGTGATGACCAGCTGACAGTTAATCCGTCCAGCCCATCCCACACAGAGCCGTCCGTGTCCAGCAGCCCCGCTACGAGGGCTAATAGACTGTCCCTATCCCAAGTACGAATGACCGACAGGTCCACCACCTTGTCATGCGCGTACCTACCCTCACACCACTCACTATAGTAGTTGCATTGGACGGCAGCGTAGTATGTGCTGTGATACCCCTGTCCGCGAGATAGATGTGTCGGTCGGTTAGATATTTTCCAAGTATAGTTGTCTGCGTGCTGCCTGTACACGCGAAGTGCTCCGAGTACGCTACTCACACGGCTTGGTATAGCGTCCGTCTCCGAAGAGATCGAGAGGGACCGCCCCGCCTCTCGCGAGCAGCCGTCACCCAATAAAGCGCCAATTGCATACGCGTGGGGCTCTGATACGGAACCTAATGGGGAAGTATACTCAACTCTCGCTATAGCCCGACCCTTGTAAAGCTCGTCGGTTCTGCGCTCGCCTTC